ATGGTGTGGGGACTCAGGCAGGTGATGGAGTTGCTGATGGTCGTGACTTGAAAGCCCGTGGCATAGGTGCCCGTCACCACATCGATGCCACGTTCCCGGAACACCAAGAGCGTGGTGTAGTTGCTGAAGAGGCCTGTGATGGCGCCACCCTCGGCACCAAGCTGGATGTAGTCGGCTGCCCCGAACTGCTCGATAAGGCCAGGGGCTGAGAAGTACAGCGAGAAGCCGTCACTGATTCCGCCATCCAACCAGAGGCTGCCCTTGAATAGTGCCGAGAAGCGCGCCCGAGGGGCAGGTAGCGGACCGGTAGCCAGGTCGGGCTTTGGGAAGCTGACGTTGGTGGGGCGCTGCGCGTCAAAGTACAGGTCTTCTGCGTTGTTTCGGACCGTGTCCAACGTGTAGAGGGTGGTGTCACCCACTGCAGCTGTGAAGTCGTCACTCATGTTCTGAGTGCGGTAGATGCGACGGGCGACCGTCCCCTCTGGCCCGATGGGGAGGCGCATACCTACAGCGTGGCGCAGGCCTACAGCATCGGTGGGCAGCCCCCAGGAGGTGGTTGCCAGCTCACTGGCTGGTCCCTCGCTTCCCGTGTCTGAGATGAAGGAAACCGCGTAGCCAAAGAGGGATTCCTTGTCTCCAGGCTCACCACTCGGGTTTGAGCTGAAGCCAAGACCCCAGCGCCCACCGTCTGCGATGGCCGAGGGATTGACCGGGCACCAGATAGTGATGGCGCTGCCCACTACTGGTGGGTTGTAGTCGGAAATGACAGGCTTAGGCATCGGTTCGACGCGCAGCAGCTCAGGGGCACCGGGCAAAGACGAGAACCCGAGGGGGCGGATGCAGCGAGCGATAGCGGCAGCCGACTCAGACAAATTTCCCAGGGGCCACGGGTCCACGATTACAGGCCGGTCGACCCCGTTGGTGATGATAGTGCCGTGTGGGGTGTCCGTGAAGCAGGCCCCTGCCTCGGTGGGTGTGGGGATGTGGCGACCGGTAGCGAGGGTGCGCAGGGCAGGAGCCGCCGTTGCGTCGTAGTAGAAATGCAAATTGCCGTCTGCTTCAAATAGCACCGCTTGGCGCGCACCGCCGGCGAGCTGCTGCGCAACATGCAGCGCGTAGACAGGCCCAACATTCTGGAAGGGCTCCCAGTTGGTCGACCCCACCCGGTACCGCTCGTATCCGACCCGAGACGACCACCCGCCCGAGACCCGGTCAAGGGTCCAGTTATCGAGCTTGCCCGCATCCTGTGGGTTCTGGGGCAGCCTGGTGCCGAGTCCCCCGGCAAGGGGCGTCTGGTACTGGGAGAGGTTCATGAGAACGTCAGGGGGCCGTAGGGGTTCCGAACAAAGCGGTAGCCAGCTGTGGGCGTACCCTTGACGATTCGGCGCGGTACCTCCTTGAGGTACCGCTGCTCCATGGCTTTGTAGAGGATGTCCTTCTTGCGCATGTAGACCTGACTGAGAGCAGCATTGTCCACCTTGAGGCTCAGGGCCTCGAGGGTGGCATAGGCCACAACCTGAGCGTATGCAGCAGGCACGAGGGGCACGTCTTGGTCTTCCTGCATCCGGGTGGGTGCGATGACCTGGCGCACGTTGACCTCTTGGTCTCCACTCGGGTGAGGGTACAGCTGCACCGACTGGTAAACCGCTGCCTGATTCCAGCGGTACCGAACAGCGCGAGCCTGGAAGCCTTGGGTACTGAGCTTGGTAAGGCTCAGGTTGGGCTTGAGGGTGATGCCGCCCGTAGGGGCCACGGTGTCTACCTGCTCAGCAAGCGCGTCTTCGGTGTCTGCGTGCCGGATACGCACAGGTGCAAGGATGTTGGCCTGCGGGCAAGTGAAGTAATACCGTCGATACAGCCCTGTGGTATTGGGGATGGTCTCGGGCGTCATGGTCAGGGTCTGGGAGTCGCTCAGGTCGAACGTGGCAACCTTCGAGAAAGTCGACTCGTAACCGCTGGACACATTTGGACGGTAGGAGGGGAAGTTCTGCGCATCCGGTCCCTCTACGTTGACCATGTAGAGGTTGATGGTGCGCACTCCCTGACTACTGCCTGCGACTGTGGCCACACCCCTGGGGACCTGGGGCGCAGGGACGCGCCTGCCCTCGGATGGCAAGAAGGCCTCAATGACTCCCAGTAGCGAGGGGTCAAGGTTGGCGTCTTCCCGTTCCCACTTGCTCAAGAACATGGCCTTGGCTGGGATGCCCACCTTGGGGTCGCTGAGATTCTGCAGGGTCATGCAGTCCGAGGGCAGATAGACCTCACGGCGCTTGATGGTGGCCGTGTAGGTGCCCGTGACTCCCTCAAATGCCCGGTCGAGGTACAGCCTGGTGGTCAGCTCCACCCACTGAATGACATAGCTCTGCACCGTCCCTGCGGAGTCTGTGACCTCCAGCTCAGCACCTGCGAGGGCGCTGCCTGGGGTGACCGGGTCAGCCGAGGTGGGCAGGCCTGACCCTGTGACCTGTGCCTGCCCGTTGGTGAAGCCAAGGCTCAGGGTGGTGTCCGTGAAGACGCGCAACTTCCGGTCCCGTGAGGCAAAGGCCCATGGGCGGTCTGTGAGGGTGCGCGTCTGCGCATCGTTGAGCAGGCTCACGAGCTGCGAACGATACGTGTCGTTACTCGGGTCGTAGTCCAGCAAGTTGCCGCAGAAGTCGAGCAGTTCTCCGAGATTCATAGGCTTCCCTTGGACTCATGGAAAGGTGCCCCACCGGCCCGAGCAGGTAACCGATGGGGCAGGGTGACAGGCCCAAGAGGACATGAGGGCGCTGTCACCCGGGGGGGGACTCAGAAGCGTTTCAAGATGTGGATGGCGACCTTGTTAGAAGTCGTGGCACTCTTGGCTTCCAACGCGACAGCGAACAGCCCAGCGGTGTCGCTTGCTGCTGCAGTGTCGACCTCTCCGGCTGCCGTTTTCCCTGCGGAGAGGGCTGCACCGATGAGGATGGTACCGCCTGCGCAGTCAACGTCTGCCGCGTAGCCAGCCACCACAACGCGCACCTGCTCACCGGCTGCAGCTGCAGCGTTGAGAGCCACACCCACTGCCAGCGGGTTTCCGGTTGCGACGTTGGCGCACTGCTTGATGTAGAGGACGCGGTCTGCACCGGTCTTGCTCGTATCGAGCATGACCACATCACCCTTGATGATGGCAGCGCCACTGATGAAGGTCTCCACCTGGCGGCGGTTGGAAGTGTCGGCGCCTGCCCCGGTTGGGGAGGTGATGCCATCACCCAGGAACTGAACGAGAGTAGAGGTAGCCATGACTTAGGCCTCCGCGTTGAGAAGAACGCCATGCGAGGCGAGATGGCCCGTCACCAGCTGCATGCGACAGAAAACCATCGCAGCCTCAGTGGCGGTACCGGGAACGGGCATCATGTCACCGACTTCAAAGAATCCATCGGTGTCTGCGTAGAGCTGGAAGTTGGAGCTACTCAGCACGTAGGCCGAGACGGGCAGGGCAGGGGCCTGCGCGGTGAAGCCAAGGTTTGGGTCCACGTAGATGCGCGCACCGCGCCACATGGCCACCATGTCCCGGTCGAGCGAGTCACGGTCAGAGGCGCTGACGTAGTTCACGAAGCTCTGCTGCTTGGCCTGGAAGGCTGCGAAGCACTTCGGCGACATCAAGATGATGTCGGGGAACTCGCCGGAGGGGTTCCGAATCTGGCAATCGATCATCAGCTGGTCGAGGTGTGACAGGTCGAAGTTGGCGCCAGAGTTGAAGAACTGGTTGAACCAGTTCTGTGCCTGGTACGTGGCCTTCGAGAGTCCGCCCACGGTGTTCTGCTGGCTGGCAGCGGCGACACCTTCGAGCCAACCGGTACCGGCGGCCGTGGTCATCCCGTTGAGGGTCTGCATGGTGGTCAGCGTGGTGCTGCTACCTGCGATAACCTGCTTCGAGACTTCCTTCTTGAGCCCAAGCATGACGTTCTTCATCTTCGATTCGAGGATGTTGACGACTGCGAGGTCACCCTTGTTGGCTGCCTTCTCGACAGCGGAAAGGATGATGGGCTGGGTGAAGTTGGCGTACTCGAACTTGGCGGTCTGGAACGGGTCAGTGACGGCCATGGAGACCGGCTCGAAGCCGTTGCTCAGCTCGGTGATGCTGGAGTGCTCGCCAAAGATGACGGGCTGCTCCACGCGAAGGCCACCGGAGACCTTAACGAGGTTGCCAGCGCCTTCGATGGCGCGGAAGAGGGGATGTGCGAGAAAGCTGTTATCGACGAGCTTATCGCGCAACAGCTGCAGCGTGGTGCTGATTACTGACTGGGGAGCCAAGACGGCCTCCATTGTGGTTTGATGCTTGCGGGATGGGGCGTGCTGTGGTCGTCACAGTGCCAAACGCGCAAGGCTCCACAATGGGGTGGCCTCACATACAGCCAGCATAGCACGCGCTTACTTGCGGTGCATAGCCTGAGCTACTGCCAGGATGTCTGCCGCTGACATGGTCTTCAGGTCCTGACGCCCTGGCACCCTGCCCGTTCCTCCTCGTCGAGGTGTGGCCGTCGCTGTGAGGGCTGCCTCTTGGCGTGCCTTG